TAATCACCGGAGAAGACCTTGGTTCGGGCATTCTAATACCGGATAGTAATAGTCCAGGTTCAACTGCAGAAATTTCTTTGAATGGCAAAAATGAAATTGTAACTGTAATTAAGAAAAAGAGTAAGAAGTCTAATGAATATACTGTTAGAACACAAGATGGAGAAATGATAACAGTTCAAGGAGAAGCATTTAAAAAAGACTCGAGAGTATTTCCAGGATTGAATACATTTAATAAACTTCAATTGTTAGAGTGTGTTAAACTTAATCTTAAAAAATTAGACCTTGTTGTAAATCAAGATGGTAATTTAATTAAAAATAAGATATCTGAACTAAATGAAAAAAGTTTACCTGAGAACACCGCCATTTTTAGAAGTTTAGATGTTTCAATTACTAAAAGAAATCTTACAATGTCTAGTATAAATGTATTTAAAACAGTATCATTTGTAGTAAAATCTGTACCAGGTAATAGTTATCCATTTTTCTTGTGCCTTGGACCGGGTGGAAATTTTTACATTAATTCAGAACTAAACAGTATAGACTCCGAGATTTCTAATAAATTTGATACTGACATAGTTTTATTTGGGTATCTAAGAAAAAATGAAATAGAAAATGTAAATGAATTTCACATAATCGATTTAATTTATTACGAGGAATCTTATACAAATGTTCCATTTAACAGAAGAAATCAAACCATTTCGGAATTGCAAAATTCTTTATTGAATAGTATTTCAGATGAAATCATTGCTTTCCCTGATTTTTTTACAGATGTAATAGAAGGTAGTAATTACTTTACAATTGAAAATAAACTGAATACATTAGTATTCATAAACACGAATGTATGCGATTACATAACTTGGGGCGAAAAAGACACCACTGATGACATAATTGAACTTCAGGTATTAGAACTTACAAAAGGTTCAATTATAAAATTTGGCCACAGTAACATGTCTTTCCCCGAGGGGTTAAATTTCCTTAATAAGTATGAATTTACAAAAAGAGAAATTCCAGATAAATTACTACGAGGTGATTATGTAAATGTTAAAATTAACAGGGATTTCTCTGGAAATATTGTTCCTAAACGTAAGATAAGTATATTAAGTAAAACAGAAAGAAAAGAAACGTATAACGACGTTTTGAATGTCTTGTACACTAAATTCAGACCGCTTGATATATCACTTTTTAGCGATCCCGATGAATGGTACATTTCTCAGAACAATACATTAGTAAACACCGGTTCTGTTTTATCAAACGCTGAGTAGATGCGTTAAAAATTTAAATAGTTCATTAACGTTGATATTATCACTGATGAATTCAATTTCTATCTGAAACTTTTCATCAGGGTTATCATTAGTTTTAAACATTCTGGTCTGTGGAAAGTATTCAACAGATGTTATAGCTGTAAAATCTACTCTGAATAGTGAATTTGGTTCAGTAAAAGAAATGCGATATTTTCTTTTTGTATCACCTGTCGTGTTATATCTCGTTACACGTGTTTCGGTAGATAAAGAAAATCTAGTATCAAAAGACAACCATTTGGAAATTTCAACATCTACATTTGTTATTCTATTCTTGATGACACTCTCGTAGTTTATAAATTTTCCAAAATCATATGAATATATGTATCGTGTTCTAACACCATCGTTATAGATGTCTATAAAATCCGTGATTTCTTTTGTGAATCCAAATCTCTGGATCACATTTAGAATTTTTTCAAAATCTTTTCTTGATAAAATTGGATTGAAAAAAGTTTTTCCAGTTTTATTTATTTTGCCAAGTCTCATCTCGACTTCTATGTCTTTTGTTGTTTTTACATTTTTCATCATTTCTTCAATTTTAGAAATGTCATCCTGTTTTAACAGTTTAACATTTTCTGAGGCGGCTATACATTTGAATAATTTAGCCTTTGAAGAATGTTCGAGTATAATACGATAAGCCTTTTCATTATCTGGATTGAGAAAAGCAATAATGTTGTCTATATTTACTGGATTTTTAAAACTACGCATAACATTCAATACCGTTCTTATAGCATTTGGTCTTGTTTTATCAGTTCTGGGGTTTTTCCATTTAAAATCTGCGGAAAATTCATGTATAGTTCCAGATTTTACAGAAGCTGGAACATCTACAACAATGGGGCGGCCGCGATCTTGAAAAATCTCCAATGTGTTTCCTTTTATAACTTGAACGTTAGCAGTAGTATCATTTATTTTAACTATTCTCAAATCAACTGTCTGTTCTGTAGGAGGTTTCCATTTGTATTGACCGGTGAGTAGGTTATTCCAGTTTCCAATTGTATACAATGTATCAGCAGCTGTAAATATTAGACCGTCTAGCTCTAATTTGCCCCTAAATTTGTCCGCGTTTTTCTTAATAGTAGAGATGTAATCATAATACTTAGCACGATGTTGTTTCAATTGTGTCTGAAGCCATCCAGAACCTACTTTATTGTAAAGAGGCAGCGTGGCTGACAATAGAGTGTCTAGAAAATATATTGGTTTGAGTTCAATATTAAAAGAGTCTACAGATTTAAAAGCGTTTGGTAATAAAGGTTCTCCATTGTTAAATTGAGTTAAATTTGGATCTATCATTTTAGCTAAAATGTCGTATCTCGATATATAAGGCCATGGTTCACTACGGAGCTTGTTATCTTCTGGAACCATCATAGAAAAAGATTGTCCGATTACTTTTTTACCGTCAGAGTCAATAGAAATTTTTTCAGGTCCAAATAAAATATCGAATATCATGAAAGAAACACCCCTTATTTTAACAGGGTCAAGCTCTCTATGAGGTTTGCCATTGATGTCAAAAAATACCAATTCTCCGTCTAAAAGCATTTCGGGTGTATTTACATCTGGTAAATCGAAGTTTGATATGACATTTAGTTTCATGTTGCGGTCTACGAAACATACTTTCCTTTGCTTTACATTCGCTACACCCGTATCTGGACCGATGTACATAAGATATCTAGTTCCGTCAACTTTTTGAGTAACAGTGTATTTTGATTTACCATTTGGACCCTTTATCATTAAATTTGGCACGTCTGTCTTTTCCAAAGTAATTGGCATTCCTCCAATAAATTTTGACATATCAAAGTTTTCATTTTTCGATAGAAAATTTTTAACCAGTTTGTTAAACTGTTCTTCTACCTTGGGGTCTTTAAAAGGTTCCATTGATGGGTGTGTATTAATTATACATCATTTTTTTAATTTTAATATTAATTATTTTTTGCAATAAAGAAATAGTAAGAAAACTATAAGTGACAATATGTTTAGTTTATATTCTCTGATTTCTGCACTTGATTTACAAATTAAATAGGCTTTATACCATCCCATTTTGTCATCTCTAAGTCCTTGTATACTGATAGTAAGTCTATGAGCCCATAAAGGAGCTCCTTCCCAATTTTGGAAATTTTCTGTCTCGGATAAAACTTGGACGATAAGTGGTTCATGATACACTAATACATTTTGTTCTGAAAAATAGACGGCATCTACATGGCCCATAAATTTTTTATTTAACATTAGTTTCTGAATGTCGTCCCTTGTTTTTTTAGATATAATCTGAGCTTGTGTATGAGCCATTGGGTGAGTTTCGTAAAACATTTCATCTCTTTTTGTAAAAAAACCAAGAGAACCCATAGAAATAATTGTAAAATCATTAGAACCGATATAACTGTCTATTTTTTTATAATGCGAAACTTCGTAATTGAGGACTTCAGCATCATCTTCAAGGATGATAACATTGTTATAATTTTTGGAATACTCAAATGCGGTATAATAAGCATGTGTTAAATCTTCTACAGTTCTTTTTATAGTATCGGGTTTTTTACAAGCCTTGTATCCTTTGTTTATTTGGAATATAGTTTTCTTTGATAAATTTAGAAGAAGAGGGTCCTTTTTAAATCTAACGGAGTCTTTCATCGTTAAAACAATTGTTAAATCTACGTTTTTGAAAAGCGGGTTTTGACTTTCGGCAATATTCTTATATGAATAACAATTTGTCATTTATTAATATGAAATTATTTAATTTTATAATTATTTACCTCATTTTTGGAGAAACATATTTGTATCCAAGAAAATCAAAGATGTCTTTTTCCGTTTCTGGAAATTCTTTTTCTATAATAGCTAAGTACTCGTTCTTGGTCACTTTTGGACCCGTTGGAGATTTCTTCGTTAAGTTTTGCTCGTTCAATGAATATCCCTTTTCAAGAGCAAATTTTCTCATTTTAACGTTAAATTCTTTAGATCCTGTTGTGAACAGTATAGCAAATGGAAAGGTTTCTTTAGGATGATAAAAGATATCAAGATGGCGATAATATTCATCAATACTTGCAATAGCCATTATCTTAGTGGGACCTTTCGCGAGCACATTAGTTTTTTCTATTACATCTCTTTTAATCAAATTATTATAAAATGTATTCATTACTCTTGGATTTTTTACATCTGTTGTAATTAAGGCGTCAATGTCTCCAGAGTCTAGTGTTTTTCTACGATAAGAACCAACCAGTATAAGTTCTCCGGATATACCTAATTCAGTCATTGTCTCTTTAAAAATTTCTGTTAGTATTTCATTCCAAGAGTCCATTTCCTTGCGAGGAATTCTGCGCATCAAGTCTTCATAATGTTTTAGACCAATTGCTTGTTTTTCATTTAGGATGTCTTTATTCACTGAATATAAGTACTTCAGTTCTTCGATTGTAGTAATTTCCTCTGTGTCGTATATTTTTGCTGCTGTAGTTGGACCAATATTTGGAACTTTAGTAAGATTTTCAATGGCAAGAGATCTCTGATCCTGTTCTGTAAGTGATATCCCGTCAGTTTGACCTGTTTTTAGAATGCTGTCTATTTTCTGTAGTATAGAACTTTTCCAGGTTCCATTCTTAGCTTTAAAGTTTTCTTCACCTTCCAATTTCATATCTCCTTCTCTTAGAACTTTGATGTAGTCTTCTACAGAATTAAGGTTCATATCATCCTTCAAAATTTCATTTGCTTGTTTATAACTTTTAACTTTGAAAGTCCAATTTGCTTCTTTTTCAGAAACTATTTTCGCAATTAGTTTAGACAAAATTTTTTTAACATCTTTTACGGGTACATTTATTTTTTTTGAGACAGGGATGTCATCACGAATTCCTCTGTAAACAGGATGTCGTGGTACACCTTCCTTCGTCATCTCCATATAACTGAAAGAAATTACACTTCCTATGGGCATAAATTCTGCTGAATTTGGATTATTGTAATTTTCTCTTTGTGAGTCATTTAAACCCGTTCCGATTTGTGTGAAGATACCATTCGGTTTTTCGTCTGTCATTAATTCACATTTTATAGAGCCAAGCATACCGATGTATTTTCCATCTCCAGGAATGTAC